AAGAAAAAAAAGGGGGCTAATGCCCCCTCCTTTCATTGTTTCATGTGAAACAATTAAGCGCCTTGTGAACCGTAGATTCCACGCCAGTCACTCCATCCGTAAGAGTAACGCTCACGGGCTTTGTAACGAATGTTGCCAGTCGTAAAGTCTGGCTCCATGCTGGTCTCCATAGCAGTACGCTGGAACATCTTCAAGCCTTCGCCAGCGTCAGTAACACTGGTTAACAAGAAGAAGGCATCAGGGTCAGTCAGATAATGATTGACCGTGTAGCCACCGGGCAATACACCCGTGTTGCGTACAGCGTTGATATCATTGTCGGCAGTACCGGAACGCAAAGTAGAGTTCAGGATACGGTCGGCAACAAAAACCAACTGAGGTGGTACGACAAGCTTTGATGCTTGAACAGAGATCGTAAGACCCTTGTCATCAGTAAATGTGCTGATATCAATCAGCGCATCTTCCAAAGACGTTTCGTTCAAGTCGGCCATTGAAGCAGCACGGTTTGCGGCAGTGCCGCCACCCGCTAAGGGGTGTGCCGTGTTGATCAAGGTAACACCGTCACCGCCAGTGTAGTTAGCATCGAACGCATTGTTCAATACATCTGCACCTTTGACTTCTTTGGTGTTCGCCATAGATCGGGCCAAAGCCTTCACATATCGCTTGCCTAAACTATCATAAAGATTGTCCTCCACGGCCTCGTCGGTAAGGCTGAAGGCCAAAGCCACGGTCTCAGCCGTATAGCGTGCTGTGTAAGACTCGGAAGCATTGTCAAAAACAACGCCCTGTCCCTCGGTTTTAGTCGGTGCTCCACCGAATCCGGTGATCAAAACCTCTTCCTCGAAAGCTCGCTGTGAGTCTTCGATAGCAAAGATTTCTTCGTACTCTTTTTCGTAGCTGTCGTATGAAAGCCCAAAAAGAGAGTTTAAGCCCGGCTCAAGTTCCTTGGCTAATTGTGCTCGTGAAATTGCCATTAGCTAAGCTCCTTATGCTAAACCAGCGCTTTTAACGCCGAAGATTGAGTTTTGAATTACTACTAACACATTAGTGTTTGCAGCGCCCGTGTCCGAGTTATTCGGATCTTCCGAAATGTCAATCGCTTTGATCGGCAAGTTCGTGTTAGTCGCACCAGTGGTTACGTCCAGCTCAGCGCCAGAAATGCCAGTCTTAGTGCTACCTGCTGACGTATACACGATGTCAAAGTTTCCGAATAAATCGGTAACTGGGAACGTGTCATCCGCTTGAATCTCATAAACCACATTTTCATCATCAATGATGAAAGCAATGAGATCTGAAGCGTTTGTGCTTGCAGGATAGTAGTTGCTGAATACTTGCTCACCACTGGTGGGGTCTGTATACATGCAACCGTTGAAAACGCCAACTACAGGGACAGTGCCCCCATCAGCGTGTATTTCCACCGTTCCGCCGGTGACCTGAGCGACCATGTCGCCTTGAAAAATGGATGTTCCATAATTCGCAGCAATACGATATCGACTCTGTCCGCCAGTGTAAGGTGCACCACCAATCATTCTGACTGGCTTCATTCCAAATGCAGCGTCTTTATTCGCCATTTTGAATTACCTCTATCTACGTCCAAATGTGACGTTGCTATCGCGCTGAGGATCATATTTAACGTAACGGCTGTCAGCTCTGGTCTCATTGAACATACTATTGTCCAGTGCGTCCGTTGCTTGTCGGCTCTTCGCCCGGTAATAGGTTCTTCGCTCTTCTACCGTTTCGTTAGGGATCTTCGCTAATAACAACCCTTCGTTGTAAACCACACCTTCGTGTCGGCCATTATCCATTGTCGGTAAAGAACGCCAGTCTTCGGGCAGCTCGGTTCCTCTTACGAGTTCCCAACCCTCTCGAATTCGACGCGAGACATTAGCTCGATCTTCTTGTCCCAACATGGACTCCCTTATCCACCTGTAGGTATAACCTTCAGGTGCCGGGGGAGTTTCCAATGACCTAACTGGTCGCCATGGTTTCCTGCGAGTCTGATTATCGTGTGACTGCGAATCACGGGATGAACGTGCGCTTGCTTTTGCTTCTGTCATTTTAGCTTGCCTCTCTTGATGCAATTTTTTGCTTCTCTTTTGCCACTCGCTGCAACCATGCCTCCTCAGACATGTTATGCGGCTTGAGGCTCCTGAGTCGCTCCAGCTCAGACTTAGAAAAGCTCACGCCATTCTTTTTGCCTTGTGTTTTTGACCGACCACCACCTTGGGTAGCTGAAGCGACTCTTTGCACAGCGGGTCTGCTTCCACTTTGAACGGTCTTAGATCCACCATTACTGGCAGACTTAGTGTGAGGATAAACCGTACCGACCCTGCTGTCCAATTCTTCGTAATACTCATCGGAACCAACGTCGAAGCCTTCGTTCGCTAAATTGTAGTGAACATAGTAGGCGTACTGGGTTGCCTTCATATCCTCTTCGTCATCTTGGTTAGCGTACCAAGGGTTTTTATCGTGCCACTCTAAGGCGTCTTCAGTAGGCTTAACCTCTTGTTGAACCTGCTGCTGATCCTGATAATTAACTACCTGCTCATTGCCCTGACTGACATAAGACTCTTCCTGAGCAGCCCTCTGCCGAGACTTGGCAACCCGAAGCTTTTCTTTTTGAATCCCAATATCGTTCTGAAGCTTTGAGGCTTTCGTGATCAAGTCGGCGTCACCGCTCTCGACCGCCTTGCGATAAACGTCATCGATCTGCGCTTCTTTAGAGGCTATAGCCTCTTCTTCTTTGGCAAGGACGGTGTTTGACTGCTGAACCGTATACTTACGGTACTGCTGCAACTCCGCCTCTTTTTGCATCGCAATCTGCTCAAGCTGCTGCGCTCGATGCTCAACCTCTCTGTGCTTTGCGTTTAACTTGTTAATCCGTTTAGAAACTGACTTGGTGTAATTCTCAAGCTCGTCGCCTTCACCACCAGATCCTTCTACCGGGTCTTCTGTGACCTGAATAGAAAATTGTTCCTCTTCAACCTGCTCTGCGTTTTGATTCTCAATCATGAAAAGCTCACTATATCGTCGGGATCTAATATGGTTCCAATGACTTCGTCATCGTTAATAATTCGCACTTCACCGCCATCTTCAAGCCTAAATCTAGCGCCAGCATAACGGCCAATCAGAACCCACTGCCTTTCTTCGCACCAAGGCTTGTCGCCAAATTTGTCGGTGTCCGCATAACATAACGGCCCCTTCTTGACTACATAGGCAACAACCGTGGCCAAAGCCTCTCGGTCTACGGTGCCTTTTAGGAGGTGTATACCGCCATCGCTCTTGGCCCTGCCGGAGTATGGCAAGACGAGCATGCGCCACCCAGCAGGGGTAGGCATTCTTTCTATGGCTGATTTTTCAAGCAGGGTTGGGTCTAGAACTCGCTCGTCGCCTGAAACGTAAGCCGAGTCTGTTATTGGGTCTGTCATTTAGATTTCCTTGTAGAATTCTCTGATCGTTTCCTCCACTAAGTTTATAACAGTTAGCTCGCCTTGCAAAGATTTATAATGTTCTACATCTTTAAGCATACCGTTCATCATGACATCTCGAATAAGATCTCTCCGCTCCCCCATGACTTTCTTCATGCGAGAGCCGAGATCTATATCATCCATTACACTTTCTCATGAAAGTTAAACCCTCTAGTGGCCGCGCCAGCGCCGCGAGCCTTGATCACTTTTACCTTGCCGCCCATGGTTCGGCGAACCAAGGCTGGGTCGGTGGGTATAGACTTAACGCTACTTTTTGGCGAATCGACCTTTTTAACTCTGCTTAAATCTTTCATCATTCTTCCTCAGTTTGTTCGATTGGTTTCTTTGCCGCAGCCTTTCTCGGAGCCTTTTTAATTACAGGCGCTTCTTCTGCCACAACGTCTTCTTGAGCCTTAACCGGCTCAGGAGCAGGCTCTTTTACAGCAGGCGCTTCAACGCCAGATAACCTAGCCAGCTTTGCCGCAATACGCGCATCGCTTTTCTGCTTCTTTTCTGCCGCGTCCTCAGCTTGTTTTTTGACCAAGGCTGCCTCTACATCTCTGGCAAGCTTTTTTTGGTCTCGAAGGTCTTCGATCTTTTTTCGCATATAACTTGTAGATGAAATTAACTCAGACATTATCGTCCTCTCATGTTTTTATTTTGCATATCAAGGAGCTTTAGCTCCGCCTGTTGATCTAAGCGGCGAATAGCAACATCCATCTTATCGTCTGCCACATTCTTCTGTATACCAAGCCGCTCCCTAGCGATTTCTGTTTCGAGAAGCTTTTCCTCTGCACGCTGCTGCTGCTTGGCCTCAAACTGTTCATTATCAGCCTCAACCGTCTTCTCTTTAATCGCAAGCTCTTGCTGCCTAATTTGAACCAGAGGGTCAGTCTCGTTGCCCTGCCCGATAGACTCCAAAAGCTCTTGAGTCAATTGCGCCAAGACGGGAGATGATATCTTCTCGATCTGCATCTGAATTTGACTTTGCTGCTGCTGCAACTGATCAGGAGGAACTTGCCCTGACTGGGCAGCCGCCTGCATTTCTTGCATCTGCTGATTAAGCTCTGGAGGTATCTGCCCCTGAACCATCTGCCCTGCCATAAACTGGAGGTGCTGCATCATGTGGCCAATTATCGCACCCTGCAAAGGCGGGTTCTGCTTGACTACATCGGTCAAGAATAAAGACCTATGCGTGTCAATGTGCGCCTGATGGTTTTGAGGCTCAAAAGCCTGAGCCGGCTGCCCCATCAGGAATCCGCTATTCTCAATACCCGCATCGACAGGCATTGGCTGCGGGGGCGGTGGTGGCGGCTGTATAAGGCTGTCAATATCATCGACACCAAGCGCCGCGTACATGCGCCTGTAGGCCTCGTAAATGCCTGTAGGGCCGTGTATCTGAGGATTCGACTGAACCATAGTCAAAAGCTCTTGCGCCATGGTGATTCGCTGGCTTTGGCTAAAGATATTCGGGTCAGAGACGGGCACCACATCTATTCGTCCATCAAAGTCTGTGCCCATAATCTCCTGCGGCCCATTCTTTGAAACGTATGGATAGCTTGGCGGTAGGTACTCGGCAAAGACCTTGGCAAGAAGCTGAAACTCAAGCTTCTGGCTGTAGTGAAGGCGCTTGTGAATGGCGCTCATTACCTTGGTGCCTCTTTCCAGCAGCGCCACCGTAGTGCCCACAGGCATGGCTTGATTCATCTCGCCGATGTTCGTGTCCGATATACTGGCAAACCGCTTACCGGACTCGACAAGCAGCCCTAGTAGCTGCATAAGGACGTTTGACGGCTCTTTAATCGGAAGAGGGATCAGGTTGTCACGCAGAGACGCCCCTGTGGTGTCAATATCCCTAAACTCGCCCGGTTGCAAGGGGCTGTCCTCGTCTCGGATACGCATCCCGCGAGCTTTAAATCCTGCCGGCAAATTAGCCAGCGTGCCTGCGTCAATGAGCTGCCGTAGAATGGAAGTGCTTGATTTGGCTATGCCGCCAATCATATGGCTCAGGCCTAGACCATAAAAGCCAAGCCCCGGCAAGAACTTGTACTGCACAAAGAAATTAATCTTGGCCTTTCGAGGGTCTGTCTCAACGTAGTTTCTGCGAACAGACAAAACCTTCTGGCTTTGCTCGTCGATGGTGACGATGTAAGGTAATTTTAGGCCGGTAGGCTCGCCGTCTTCACCTACATCCTCAAACCCGGGGATATCCAATATGGTGTGAGTTTCATAAACAACGTGGTCACGATCTTCTTGATACGAAGGCTCCATGCCCTCAATCTC